GCGGCTAGCGCGACCGGCACCCGTGGCGCGGCTAGCGCGACCGGCACCCGTGGCGCGGCGAGCGCGACCGGCACCCGTGGCGCAGCGAGCGCGACCGGCACCCGTGGCGCGGCGAGCGCGACCGGCGACTATGGCGCAGCGAGCGCGACCGGCGACTATGGCGCAGCGAGCGCGACCGGCTACTATGGCGCAGCGAGCGCGACCGGTACCCATGGCGCAGCGAGCGCGACCGGCGACTATGGCGCAGCGAGCGCGACCGGCACCCGTGGCGCGGCGAGCGCGACCGGCAAGCAATCAGCCGCAATGGCCGCTGGTTACGACGGGCGCGTGAGGGCCGCCAAGGGCTGCGCGCTCTTCGCTCTCGAACGCGACGACAACTGGAACATCGTCTCGACCGCATCCGGCATCGTCGGGCGCGATGGGCTGAAGGCTGACACTTTCTACCGCTGCGAAGGCGGCAAGCTCGTGGAGGTCAAGTGATGACCCGCACCCCCATCCCCGCCGCCAAGCTCCCGGCGGCAGGCGCGCCGATAGATGCCCCTTTGTCGGCGCGCCCCTATATCCCGCCCCGTGACCTGGAAGCGATCTACCGCGACCGAGCAGCTCGTCACAGGATCGTTCCCCAAGAGTCCCGACTGGTCATGTTCTTCAGGGATAATGGAGAAGATGGAACCACGTATTTCGCAATCTTTGCTGCTGCATCGGCTCTTGCTGTTGTGCTGGCAGGGTATTGGGGGGCGCTGTCGTGAGGGCGGCGTTCACTCCCGGGCGCAGTCTTCGCCGACGTCGCTACACCGCAAGGCACGTCGGAAGGACGCGCGAGCGGTTGGCCGAAATGCTCGTCACAGCTTTCAAGCGCATCGGCGAGCAGTGCGAATGCGACCCTTCGAACCTGTGGCCCCAGCAAGGCCGTTGGAGGTCGGACTTCCGCATGGACGTGTGCCGCTGGGAAGGAAGCATTCGACTATTCCGCAACGGCCACTGGGACCACCACCCGATCATGAGTTGGGCGACGATGACGGAGTGTGTTCGCCTGGGCGTCTCAGTGGTCGAGGGCGACGTCTACGGATGCTTCGAAGCCTTTTCAGGAGCGGACACAACCGACGCTCAGCTCTTGGCCGATGCCAATTCGCATTACTCCGAGCCGCAGCTTGAGGAAATCGCCCTCGCCAAAGCGCGAGGTGAAGCATGACCGCCCGCCTGCACTACTCCGTCGACGGCACATGGTTCGACTATGACACGAACCAATACGAGCAAATCCCCGCGTGTGGATACGACTTCCACGGCCGCAAGAAATTAACCGAGGACTGGCGGGAAGTGACCTGCCCCGAGTGCCGCGAGTGCTGCGGGTTCACGGAGGCCGAGCAGCTTACCGAAGTGCATTCGGACCCACTCTTGAAAGCGAGAAAAGCGGCATGAGCGATTGGCAGCCGATTGAAACTGCTCCGAAAGACGGAAGCTACATCATCGCCGCCAAGTTCGGCAAATCGCAGGAGCTTGGGTGGGTTTCGCACACGCGGTGGATAACCGCTGACGAAATCGCTGACCTGGATGGCGGCGACCCCGACGAGTTTATCGCCGGATGGACCGACGGCAACGACGACGATGAGCAAATCTACCCAACGCACTGGATGTCGCTTGAGCCGCCCGAGGTGACCGCATGACCCTCTCTCCAGATCAAGGATGGGATGACTTTGTTGTGAAAGATGGAAGGTGCCGGATCGGAACTCCGCGTTGGGGCGATGCGGCTAACGCCGCCGCTCTGCGGCCTGTGGTCGGCTATGAGGGTCGCTACGAGGTTTCGGCTGACGGCCAAGTGCGGAGCGTAACCAAGGCCCGCATTCGGTTCGTCTTCCCATATCTGCGTAATGGCTATCCATCGGTCACGCTACGCAGCGGCGGGAAGCGCAACATAGAAACCGTCCACAAGCTTGTCCTGGAAGCGTTCAAGGGGCCTCGTCCTGACGGCTTTCACGGTGCTCACTTGGATGGCGATAAGTCCAACAATCGCGTCGAGAATCTTGCATGGGTCTCGCCGTCCGAAAACGAGCGGCACAAGCTGGAGCATGGACGCGACAAATGCGGCGAGAAGTCACCGCATAGCAAGCTCACCAACGAGCAAGCGGATGAAGTTCGGGACCTAGTCGCTGGCGGCAAAAGCCGTCGTGAGGTCGCTCGCCAGTTCAACGTGGCAGAATCATCGGTCAGGCGGATCGTGAGCGGCGAACGTTATAACCGCTGCGCGTCTCAAGCAAAGCCCGCTGCCGCTATCGCAAAGAGCGCGAAATGAAGCCGCTTCCGACAGACCCGGCAGCCTTTCAGTCGCGCGTGTTCGCGGCATTTGCCGACGACCTGTTCGACATCGGTGCCGGAAGGTCGAAGTCATGCGAGCGCACGGAAGCGCTTCGTCAAATCAGCATCCAATCAACCAGGGAGGCCGCGTTGCCTAAGAAGCGCGCGGCCAGCAATTCGTGAACGCGCAAACGAAGATCGAGGCCGGCGGCGTCCACCGGAAGCTGTCGCGGGCGCGGCAGAAGTTCCACACGCTTGAACTCAAGAAGTCGGGCAAAAACACCTTTGCTGGCTATGAGTATTTCGAGCTGGGCGACTTCCTCATTCCCGCACTCCAGGTGTTCGACGAAATCGGCCTTGGGTCCACGATCAGCTTCACCGCCGATCTGGCGACCATGACGATCCGCGATTTGGACAATCCCGAGGACGCGATCGAACTCACCTCTCCGATGGGGAGCGCGGCGCTCAAGGGCTGCCACGAGGTGCAGAACATCGGCGCGGTCGAAACCTATCAGCGACGCTATCTGTGGGTGGCCGCGCTGGAGATTGTCGAACATGACGCGGTCGATGCGACGAATGGCAAGATCGCGCCCGAGACGAACGGCAAGGTGAACGACAAGCAGTTCCGAGAGCTTCAGAAGGCCGTGGACCGCACTGGAGCCGACCTTGCCCGCTTCTGTGCTTACTTCCAGGTGCCGAGCCTCAAAGACGTTCCCGCCGAACGCTACGCGGAAGCACTTCAGGCGCTGGAGGCGAAGGCCAAGCGCGCCGCGCCCAAGCCCGAACCGGAGATGGCGAAATGAACGAGCAAGGCACGCAGGAATGGCTGCAAGAGCGCTGCGGCAAGGTTACGGCCTCGCGCATCGCGGACCTTATGGCGCGGACGAAAACAGGATGGGGCGCAAGCCGGGCAAACTATGCCGCACAGCTCGTTGCCGAGCGGCTGACCGGATGCGTCCAACCCTCATTCACCAATGCCGCGATGATCCACGGCACCGAAACCGAGCCGGAGGCGCGCAGGGCTTACGAGTTCTTCGTCGACCGCGACGTTCAGCAAGTCGGCTTTGTCCCGCATCCCGCAATCGAGATGGCCGGCGCATCGCCCGATGGCCTCGTTGGGGAAGACGGGCTTCTCGAATTGAAATGTCCCAACACGGCAACGCACATCGAGACGCTGCTGACCGGGATCATCCCCGACAAGTATTTCAAGCAGATGCAGTTCCAGATGAGCTGCACGGGCCGCGCCTGGTGCGACTTCGCCAGCTACGACAACCGGCTTCCCGAGCGGATGCGCCTGTTCGTCAGCCGGGTGGAGCGCGACGATGCGGCGATTGCCGAGATTGAGCGCGAGGTTTGCGTGTTTATCGCAGAAATCGACGAGACAGTGGGAAAGCTGCTCGCCGCATACGAACCGGAAAAGGAAGCAGCATAGCTATGGCCTACGATAATACGAACCGCTGGACGCTCAACAAGAACGACCGCAAAGAGAAAGAGACTCACCCGGACTATAAGGGGTCGCTCAACGTCGATGGCGTCGATTACTGGATCGATGGCTGGATCAAGGACGGAGCGAACGGCAAGTTCATCTCCGGCAGTCTGAAGCCGAAGGACCAGCAGAACGGCGTTCGGCATAGCCAGCCCGCGCAGCGCGCCCCGTTCGATGACGACGACGCGGATTCGATCCCCTTCTGATGACCTTCCTGCCGCCCCGCATCAGCCGCAAGTCGGACAAGGCCGAGAAGCCGCGCCGTAGCCCGGCCCACCGCGCGTGGGTCCGGGGCCACGCCTGTTCGGCTTGCGGGACACAGACGGCAATCGAATGCGCCCATGTTCGCACCGGCACTGACGGCGGCGTGGGGATCAAGCCAAGCGACCAGTGGTGCATTAGCCTCTGCCGTGATTGCCACGCTCGCCAGCATCAGATCGGCGAGGCGGCATTCGAGGCCGAGCAGCATATCAACATG